ATCTACGTTCTTGATCTTTGCTAGTACATCAAGATCTTCATAGTCTGTAGATAATACACGTGTTTGTATATCTGCGTTTAAGTTATAGAAATTAGTATCTATATCGATATTAGTAAGAGCGGCGCCTTTAACTCCTGTCGCTCCTGATGCACCGAGTACGCTTTGTCTATATAGTATTCTTGCCATTTGTCATCCCGTCAATGATTTGTTCTAGTCTATTAATTTTTTCAATTAGATCTTCTAACTTTTGTTCTTTTTGTGCAAGAGCATACTGCATAGCTCTATGTCTTTGTAACTTAGACATATCAGTCTCAAGGATTGCCCCAGTAGTACTATCTCTAACTAATGATTCTTTTTCTACAGGTATCTTCATTATGTATCCAATGCGATGACTCTTAAGTCTCTTAGTCTTGGTGTGTATGCTGCGCTTGAAGATAATAATACTATCTTAATTTGGAATGCATTAAACCTAGGACTAATTGGACGATCTACCGGCAAGTTACCATTAAATGCATTAGATGGGAAGTACTTATGTTCTTTAAAGTCATAGCTAGATGATGAGATGGTAACTGTATTTTCAAGTACCATTTCATGCCAATTTTCATCAGATATCGATGATGTCTTTTCAGTAGGCAAAGTTCTGTAATAAACTTTAACGTCTGTACCTTGTGGCTTATTGATATCAACAGTCACACATATATTTGAGGACTCTAATGATAAGTTGATAGCCTTACTGATATACTTGGCTATAGCATTACCACCAGCTGTAACAAGATAAGATCCTGTTGCACCGGTTGCTCCATATCCAGCTTCATATGATGAATCATTATTAATATCATTTACTGCTGTGATAGCAGCTAATGATGCTACATCGATAGCAGGAGACACTTCGTTCTTAGTAACTACGGCCGGATCTAAGTACATCACGGCTTGTAATTTTAATGTACTACCACCAGCATGACCAGATAGATCAAGTTGTCTTAAATCTGTATATGTAACATCTTGGTTAACATTTAATGGTAACCATGGAGTATTAACATCATAAGATGCACCAGTAGCTCCATTTGCTGTGCCTTTATACGATTTAGAATACCACTTGATGTTTGCACCAGTAGGTAGTATAGATGATACGTGTGTGAATAGTGTACCATAATTTGTGAATGCATCAGGATCTTGAATAGTAAACTCTGCATATCCTGTAGCTCCACTAAATACTGCTCTATTCACTTTAAATTTAAGATCTTTATTTTGATCTGCTTCCCATGTAGAAGCGTTCTGTGATTTGAATAATGATCCAATATATGGTTGACTATCTATCTTTTTACCAGAATTTAATATTGGGGTAGGGATGATGTCGCCTATATTAGCTACGAACACTTCGTACTCTTGTGTATTGGCTAACAGTACTATAGAGTAATCTCCTGGTGTCAAGTGTATTGGGTTATCAAGAGTAAACTTAGTTGATGTAGCTCCTGAGTCTGATACACTTACTTTATCTGCAGTTAATATTACTGAAGAGAACGGTATAGTTGGTTGTGATTCTGGATAACCATTAACGTTATTTCTGATCTGTAACTCTATAGGTACTGTATTTGATTTAGATTTAAAGTATACTTCAACTGAAGACACATGTAGACCTAATGGATAATTCTTAGGCTCAATTATAAATGATTGAGCAATAGGATCATAGTAACCTACTTCAACAGTCGTCTTAGTATTTTGTATGAGTCTTGTTGTAAGTATATTTTTTTGTTTACTTTGAATTTGACCAGTAGCAGTATACTTAGCTTGACCAATTGATTGTTCATGCTCTACATCATTAGCAGAATTGTCAATTAATCTAATAGTTCTTTCACCAGTTTTAAAGGTATTAGCTGGGATATCAAATTCGAAACCAAGATTACCAAATTCATCTGGGATTAATGATCCACCAGTTGAACCAGTAAAGATCTCTTCGATCTTACCTACAGTGCTTGATGTAGAACCTACAACATATTGTCCTACTGCACTTGTGCCAGTCTCGTCTGAGATAGTAAGTAGTCTATTACCTATAATAGTTGTACTCTCTTGTGAATAGATAGCAACTTTAGCTGTACCAGTCTGTGTACCACTTGAACTACTAGTATGTACGGTTATAGTCTCATATGCACCCTGTTTATCAATAAATCCTGAACCCGTAATAGTTGATATACGTAATATTTTTAAAGGCTTAACATAAGATGATATGGATGTATTCTCAATGAATGGATATAACCTAGCTTTAGGTTTAAATAGTTTACCGATACCTAACACACGACTAGCTCTAATAAATGGCACAGATTGTACATCAACAATTGTGGTACCTGAAGTTGTTTCTGTACTTAATACAGTACTACCAAAAGTTACATTCGTACTAGCAACGTGCCATGGATGACCACCAGCCTCTGAATGGAATCGTGTAGCATTATTATCGATACGTGATGTTTGATCTACAGTACTAGGCATTAAAGTATCAACCATAAGATTTGTATCAGGTAGATTAAACGTATCTATCCATGTATCAAACGCTGGTTCAAGTGTTAATGTGCCAATGAACCTAATAACATTGAATGGATTAACATTGATCCATGTTGATGCAAGAGGTTGTTCTATTGCAACATCTTCTGTATATGTTAAGGTAACTAGATCACCATATCTAGCAGTATTAACTTGTGCTCCAGTAGCTCCTACATCAAATTGGTTGTATGATACTATAAATGGAGCTCTTAACTCTTGGTTTGCTGGATCAATTGCTGCAGCAAAGTCAATGTTTGCAACATCAGCTAGTGAGTTAACGTTATAAGTCGTTGAAGATTGGTTCCAAGTATTACTACCATTAAACCATGCATTCCACCAACCCCAGCGTCTTGTAGCCCATAAATTACCTGCGGCAAATACGTCTGCTGAAGTAAATGGATCTGTAGCAAATCCATTTTTAAATTTATCGAGGGTGTTTGCACCTTTAATAGAAGTGTCTTTAGCTTGTTTTTCAAGTAAAGATAACTGTGTATAATATTCTAAGTTTGATATACGTTTTTCAATCCTACCGATATCGCGCATTGTATAACGTCTATTTTCAACATACTTGATCTGTACATCTCTTACGTTACCAGTATATGGAGGGATAACTATAGCATATATCGTCATTCCGTTTGACTCATCGATAGGAGCTTGAGGAGTTACAGCAGATATACCCTTTTTAACTATAAATGTTTGGTCTTGTGTAGCAATGATCTTATCGATACGACTTAAATAATATTGATAGTCTGCATTTAAAGTACTATCAGTAGGAGCTGGGACTTGTCCATAGCTTAAAGTAGTAGCTCCATCATCACGTCTTGGTCTAAAATCTATGCAGTCTCTTAATTCATATACTATACCAGAAGATGGGTCAGTAAATTTGGGTATATCAGCATAATCAATATTAGTGTATGAATCTACAGAAGAATATCCTACTTTATCATGAGTAAAGTTTCTATAAATTACATATAGATAATGACTTGAATTTGGAGCAGTACCATTTAAGATTAAGTTTCCATGATCATAGAACTCAGCACGCTGTCCGTTATCTAAAATGTACCTAGCTTTATAATCAACAGGTACACCACCATCTTTTATAACGTTTGATGTCTTCCAATCAGTAACTTCTCCTGTAGTCGGATTAACATCCACTGATGATGGATCTGCAGTAGTTATGTATACATGTTTAATGTCGTATATATCTGAATTTTTAAGAGAATCTTTACCACCTATAGTAGTATTTAAGTCTTCTGTTGTACCTACGATCGTACTCTTATAGTCTGAACGTGTCTTGGTCTTTTGTGCTTGGCTATTTGCATTAATAGTAGCTATAACTATAGCTGTACCAGAAAATCCAGCATCAGCAAAATTAAATTCTATTGTCTTCCCAGCATCTTTGATCTCTACAGATCTACTTCCACTAAATTCTGCTACATCTCCAGGAGCATATATTGATCCTGTTGCAACAGATTGAATGACTACATGATAATGTTGGTTAATCTCATCGTCAGATAATACTTTAGCTGATGGATAAAATGTTTCATTACCGGTAAGTGATATTGTTATCTTACCTCCAGATCCAATTGTTTTTAAGAACGTTCTTTGTAATGTATATTTAGACTTTGAATTACCATCTTTATCTTTGACGGTTTTGACATATTTGTTAGGCATAGGGAACACTAGACCTGGACTATCTGAACCACCTAAGAACGCATCCGTAAATGTTGAGTTATCTAATGTATATCTACTTAAGTTATCAATATTAGCTGCAGCTAACTTAACAGCTCCTGTACCAGATATGATTGATCTTGCATCTTTAAATGATTTGCCTGCATTCATAACTATATCAAATAAGTACATCTTATAGATAGAGTCACCACCAGCCGTTCCAGTGATTGGATCAGTTTGATATAATTTTAAGAACCTTACTTTTGCTGTACCTATTAATGTACTATCATTAGATACACTGCCTTTTGCCGCGTTATGTATTTGTACAGATGTATATGGTGAATCTGTTATAGTATCAGTATCAATATTTGTTAAGAATGGACCAGTTAATGCAGTAATATAAACATAGTTACCATAATACAGATCGATGTCTATACCTGATACTTGTTCATATTCTCTAGCTCTGTCAAGAGTTATGAACTTTTGATTTTCTGTCTTAAAATAAAAGCCTTTAACATAAGCTGTACCTGGATCAAGAGCTACAGTGAACTTAGTTGAATCTGGTGGAGATGTTACATCATCACTAATTTGGATAGGCCAAGCTTGAACTGTATAATCACCAGATTCATCATATGTTCTACGTGCAAGTTCTTTACCTAGTTCTGAATAGACTGTAATAGCTTTGTTTTCAGCTACCTTACCATCAACTATACGAGCGATCTCAATGAAGTTTTTATTTGTATCTGTTGCACCTGTAGCACCATAATCAATTATAGGAAGAGATTGTAGTGTTAATGATGCTTTATATCTGTCTGCACCAGGTGCAGCATAGTTTGGTGTACCTTGAGCGTTGTCAAGGATAGTAGAGTCATCATCTGAAGTAATAGCTTCTTCATTTAATACAAATCCAATTCTTTTAGAAGACGTGTTTGTATACTTATCGATAGCTATGCTTTGTGGCTCTAAATAGATAAATTTACCGTCTACAAAGAATACACCTGAATCTATTGAGAAGCTCATACCCTTCGTAGCAGGATCCCAACTAGCTGATGATTGTGTAGTGGCAGTATGAGAAGAAGTCTCTACAGTGGTTATATTTTCACCAGCAGTAAATGATCCGCCTGAAATTATAGAAACTAAGAGAGTCTTAGGATCTGTACCATCTAATTCTACTACAGCTTTAACTATAGCTTTAGTTTTTGATGAAGCTCCTTCGATAGTTTTACCAGCGAAATTACTTAATACTACAGTAGCTCCTGAATAATATGTATTTAATTTGATTGATGTTAGGTCTAAATCAAATAATCTATTACCACCTAATACTACAGATCCATTAACAAATACATGTTTACCAAACTTCTTGATTTGGTCTTGTAGCTGTGTTTGGAGTTGAGTTAACTCTCTAGCTTGGACAGCATATCCAGGTCTAAATAAGATCCTTTGATAGTTTTTGGTGTCGTCAAAATCGTCCCAATAAGGATCAATATTAAAGTTAATTGTCATATCTGGTTACTCTTTCAGTGATTTTATATATTTATATTGTTAAAACGGTTCTTACTGTAATAATTTGTTCTGCAGTAGGAGAATATGGCTCTCTTACTGAGAAAAATAGGAAATCTCCAGAAAACTGGTCGATAGTCCTTTCTGTAACTCCTGTGACAGAGATATTACTTGATATCACAGTAGGAGTCATATGACCATCATTTGTAGGGTCGGTCACTAATATATCGCCTATAGCTACAGGAAAGTCATTAAATACTGATAATAAGATCTGTGTGTCATTAAAATCTACTATCCTATATCTCTTATAACCATCTTTTTTAAGTAACATATCATATTGTAGTAATGCTTTGTCAAATGTTGCATCAATCAACACACAACCAGATCCAATATTATCTGTGAATCTCTTACCGGTACCAAATTCTTTAAAGTTACGTACTAGACCAACTTTACGATAGTCGTTATTGATCTCTATACCTTGATTCTTGTCTCTTGCTATAGATGTATAGAATACGATAGAGTTAGCATTTAGCTCATCTATAGCATTTGATCCATGACCACCTATAGGTGACATGATAGCTCTAACTACTGCGCCAGTACCAGTACCAGATATAGTTACATTTGTCCACGTATATCCAGAACCAACGTTTGTCATATTGATAGCTACTACTTTACCACCGCTACATATAGCTGTCGCTGTAGCATCTTGGCCATCACCTTCAATTGTAACAGAAGCGGTTGCATATCCTGTGCCTCCATCTACTACCTTAATAACTTCTATAGATCCTGGTATTGCTGTTATTTCTACGTTTGATTGTAAGTTATTAATATTACCTATTGAAAAATCAGCTGTTAATAATGCTGCTGATCCAGGATAACCTTCTGCTGCTACTACTTCGATATTAGCATATGTGTAACCTTCGCCTGCATTATCAATTGAATAACTAACTACTTCTCCATCTCCATTGATAACTAATGATATTAATGCTTCATTCTTTACTACTACGACACGAAGTGCAGCATTGCTACCATCACCAGTAACAGTGACTGTAGGTTCTGCTTCATAACCAAAACCAGGTTCTACTAGAGTGACTGTATCTATATGGTTTGAGGTTAATGTAGCAGTTGCTCTAGCAGTTGTACCAGCATATCTTAATGAACAGCTTCCGTTTGTAAACACTTGTGGGTTACCATCTAAGTCTAACTTTAAAATTGGACCTGAAGTACCAAGTGTAGTACCTGATATCACATAGTAAAAGTTATCATTTGTACCATCATTATATTTAACGTAGTTACCAGGTTTTATAGAACCTCCGCTTGACCAATTTGAAGCAGAAGAAAATGGTGCAGCAATGGTGACAGTGATTGTAGTATACCCGGATCCTACGTTACTTTTTATAAATTCATTAGTGATTGTATATGGATTATATTTTCTATATCCATCACCTGTTATGACTGCCCCGGTATGGTCAGCATTGTATCCTGAACCAGTGTTTTCTATGTATATAGCATCTATAGATCCAGCTGAATAGAACTGTGATTTAAGAGATGTTGATACTGGCATATATGCATCAGACAAGAACCTATTTCTCAAAGATGCAGGGATAGTATACATAAACTTCCATTTATATCCATCAATCGTTTTAAATATATCTGATGTAGTACCAGTAGGCATAACTGTTGATTTAGAATTATAATTATTGTCTATGCATTTATATACATTATAGTCTGTAGTTAATACATAAAATCTAGCGTCTTCTAATTTAGTAGCACCATAGTAACCTACAGTATTATTACCTCCACTTGTTGTAGTATCATATGCATCATCGTACATGTCATAAACTATACCAGTACCAGACTCACCTAGTGTCCAGTCAATACGATTAACGATATAAGATACATCAGATGGCTTAATTTTTTTAGCTGTAAGGATATCTCTACGAACATGCAGCTCATACCTGAAGTTATCTGATGGTTGACCTGGATAATCGCCTGAACTTGATGGTATGAACGGACTTAAGAAGTCTGTCCATGTATTTTCTTTACCAAACCAATGATAATAGGTCGCAGTCTTAGAAGTGACTTCTTGATAGATAGCATCAGCTATCGTACGTTTAAACCTTTGTTTAAATACTGAATATGATACGCTCATCTATTATCCTACAGTAACTACCCATGTAATAGCTATAGTTTCACCAGTACCTTTAGTTATAACAGGGAACGTGGTGCGGCATAGCATAGTGCCGCTTGAAGAAGCATTAAATACACCAGCTTCCACTATTGATCCTGTACCGATACCAGCACCAAAAGATGCATTAAATGTTACAGTGTTAGTTGAAGTTGATGTTGAAGTAAATGTTACTCTAGCTAATTGATTAAGTAATGCAGTTTGAGCTAATGCTCCAACCGTAGCATCAGATCCTATAGCCATATGAGTCATAGCGCTAGAAGAATTTGAAATTATCCGCGACGCAATAAATTGTTTACCTGTAGTTACTACTAGATTAGGGACCTCAGTCTCATAGATTAATTTATTGTCTTCACTAAACTTTTTGATTAAAAGACTACCGGTTAATTTGATGCTTGATTTTAACATTTTTACTCCTAAGGTATGTTAACCTGTAAATGTGTAAGTTTCTGGTGGATTATATTGGTCTGTATATACAAAATAATCATCGTTTGCATATGGTTCTATTAATATCCTACCACCAGTACCGGTAGCTCCAGGATATACATAATCATTGCTAATACTCTTATTTATAGTATTAAATGTAGCTTTAGACTGCCATTGTCCTAATTCTATAGTACCTACTATCCCTACATTATATGTGTTTTGGATCTGATATTCACCAAATAGTGCTGTACCAGCAGGATGTAAGTATGACTTAAGTAAAGCTTTATACTTACTTAAAGACTCATCTACAGTAACTAAGTAAGAATACTTTTGCCATCTATAACTATCTTGGATGAATATATCATCATTAAGGAATCCATCATTAGAACTATAGTATCCTTGATACTTTGCTACCGCACCCAAATCAAACCTAATAAGTAAATAATATGGAGCTAGTCCTTGACCACTTATAGATTCTTGATAGAATGTGTTTATTGGTTCACCAACATATGTTGGCTCTCCAAAGCCAACTCCTGTAGCACCAGTTGCTCCTACATATACACCAGTAGATCCTGATATATCATAGTATGTAGGTTTAATTATATATCCATAATCTTTATATTGATCAACAGCAGTATCATTAGAAAGGATATATTGGTTTATACTCTCTTTATCTATAGATATAGATGATGTTGCAGTAACTGTACCAATAGTTTTTAGTACATAAAACCCTGCATCGTAGCCACAACCATACTTTACCATTATGATATTGACTATACCACCAGTACTATTAACTTTACTTACTTTGAATAGTTGTGTAATAGTTTTACCATTTGATATGGTGTCAGCTGTTATTAGTTGACCTACTCTATATCCTCTTCCTGGATTTTCTATATAATAAGTTGAAGTAGTAGGTAAGATAGTTCCAGTTATGCCAGAATAGGATATAGTATAATCAATCTTGATATTACCATAATAGTTCTTATTAATAAAGATCTCATATATATTGTCTCTGATATATCTTACTCGATCAACATATACCTTTATAATGATATTTGGTCCTAAGATGTTTATCCTATTTCCTGGAAGTTTATCAACATCTCCAGAAGTAATATCAACAAAGATAGACATATCTTGTTTCCATTTACCATCAGATACTTTAAGTACTGAATCCCATGGATATGATATCTCAGCATTCTTATTAAATAATATCTTTAATAGAAACTTATAGGATGATTCTACACCCTTTGAGATGAATAGTTCTTTTACTTTTCTAAGTAATAACTTTTGTTCTATAAATTCATACTTGTCGCCAAATACATCAAGTTCGTTTTTAAAGAACTGTATATATTCATCGACTGTCTTATCAAGGTCTCGTAGGTCTTCTAAGTTTCTTTGTTGGTTACCTCCAGGATATGTTGCTCCTGATGCACCATCAAATGACCTTTTGTCCATATATTCATAATATGCTTCAACAAAAGCAGTGAATAACGGATAGTCTTCCCTTGCAAATTCGGGGAGTTGTTTAGATACTATCGATTTTAAATCAATTGACATTAATTTCTACTTGAAGTAAATACGTAGTTCTTGCCTCCAGCAGGATCACCTACGGATAGTTTGTCAAGTACCATGTTAACAGTGATGTTTGTATCAGGTATGATTACTAGTTGGTTACGGATAGAAACAACATCGTTTGATTGTGGTTTAATTATTAGTTCAAATATACCCTGGCCGTTTGTTTGATCGATACCTATGATCTCAAGTTCTGGCATGGATATCGTACCAGTTGCATAGTTTATAGATCCAAAAGTCTTATAGTATGTCTTAACATCTGCTTCATAGTAATACATCCTTAATTGACCAATTGCGGTGTTATTTGGGAGATCTTCTAAGAACATCAACTTAGCCGGCTCTGCTGCTATGTAGAAACCAGTTGAAGTTATAGATTGCTCTGGAACACCAGAATTATAGATTGGATTACCAAGATAGATGATGTAGTTGTTATTTAAGTTATATTTAACGTCTATCTCTCTATGTAATTTAACAGTAGTTATGTTAGAGATGATTGAATCTTCAGTAGCATCTATCTGTGAAGATAGGTTTGAGTATCTAAATACACCAGTAAATGATTTTAAGTTTTCCATGTTGTATCTCTTAATAGTGTCGATGACTAACGTCTTTAACTCTGTCTCAGACCTAGCAGTCAACCTAGGATTGTAATAAGCAGTGGTACTAATCTCAAGGTTAATATATTCTGGATCAACTATCAATGGTGTGATAGATACTATGTTCTTTTGTTTTAATATCTCATTGATGATATAATTCTTTTGCGAATCTGTTAAAGTAGTCGTAGTCTTTGGTTTAATAGAAAGATATACTCTTCCATATGAAGGAGGTAAGTTATCTTCTCCACCCCATGCATTAACAGTCTCTGCTTCTGGATATAACTTGAATATAAGTGCTTTATAGTCTTCGATAGTCACAGCTCGATTTTGTGATGAATATGATCTAGGAGCATTATATCTTATAGACTCGATGGTCTCAAGATCAGATCCTCCAACAGCAGGAGTAACTGTAGTAATGACAGGAGATGCACCTAATAGAGATTCACCAGTGTAAGTAAATACACGAGCACCATTTGCTGCATCTTTACTTGTGACTAAGTATGTTAAGTTGACTACATTACCGCTGACCAATGCTTTACCGATAGTATTATTACCAAATTCAAGCTCGTATAGTTGTCCTTCAATCTCTTTAATGAAGTATACTGGAGATGTTCCATCAAGGTTTAATATTTGTTCTTGATTAATAAAAGTATTGAACACAGAAGAAGCAGAGTTATCTTGTACACGCACTTTTAATGTAGATAAGTCAACATTAAGATTAGGTAAGATATATTGTACACCATCTGAGACCGTATACTTAAATGTTAATGGTGTACCTTCTTTTAGTTTTACATTACTAAAAGTATACTTAGAATCTGTATAAGCTGTTGTAATAGCTTCTGTGTTATAGAATACATATTGAGATCCATCAATCGTAGTAGTAAATGGAGTGTATGCATTTAATGTTAATGTAGCTGGAGTGGACGATACTGGTGCTAATACTATATTGACAGTAGCAGTAGCACACGTAGCTGAGTGAGGGATGTACCCAATTTCTTTAGCCCTTGAAACGATGCTTGATCGTTTGCTGGCGGAATCTAAGAAAGATTCATTGACAGCTAAGTTTGTATATAGGGCGTTGTAATGGGTATTGTATGCAAGTACGTCTAAAAGTACGGAAAGGCCGGCACCCTCAAAGTCATAGTCTTTAAATGCATCTTGACCTTGTAAGAATGTTTTTATATTAGACTTAATTGCATCAAAATCCAACTCAGATGTGGTTATGTTTTTATTTGCCATTATCGTGTTCTCGTTAGTATTAGGTTGACCTGTAATGGTCTTGTCGTGTTAATTATAGTAAAGTAAATAGCCACATCAACCGCATTGTTATCTGGTGACATGTTCACAACAACATCTTTAAGTTTAACTCTTGGTTCAAAGTTAATGATCGTATCTGATATAGCTCTCTTAAGCATCACGTTAAGCATAGGAGTAGCTGGTTCAAATAGTAATCCTCTTATCTGAGACCCAACGTCTGAATGGAATGGTCTCTCATAGTTCTGTGTCAATACAAGGTTCTTTACAGATTGCTTGATAGCTTCTTCATCATACTTACGAGCAACGTCATGCGTTACCGGATGCATGGTAAAGTTTAAGTCAAGATCAGAGAATGTCCTTGTATTTCTTGCCATATTAGTTATTCTCTACTTGTAATATACAGTTTATGACTACACGGGTCTTATGATCTCTTGGTGGTGTAGCATTATGCCATTGATTTGACTTAAACCAAAAGCATCTATTAGCTTTAGGTGTACATCTATCAATGATATTAATCTTATCTTCATCATAGATTACTGTATCACCGTCAGAATCATTTACATAGTAGATAAAAGATACATAGTCATCTCTGTCAGTTACATCTTTATGTATAGCTAATTTATTAGCTTCTTCTGTTATCTCTCTTTGAGTTAGCATGTTTACTTTTAACTTATATATACCTTTAAGTTTTAATCCAGTCTTAGACTCAAAGAAGTATATCAATGGTTTAAATATTTCATAGTCCTTACTAAAATACCCGTCTATATTTTTTATCATATGACATAGTTGATATACACCATCATGTTGTACATCATTACCAAAATTCCATTCACTGTAAGATGAATTCTCTGTAAATTCCCAGTTAAAATTAGTAGAATTAATTAAATTTTCTAATGTTAATTTAAAAGACTCTGGTATAAAATCGTCAATGATCATGCTATCCCTTCATAATATATGCAAGTGCATAGTATGGAGGTAAGTTTTGGTTTGAGCCTGTAACACCTGTAGTATCAATTGATATACCAGTAGTCTTTGTTGTAGTATTATAAGCTCCTGTGGTTTGTCCATTAATTGGTGGTCCACTATTATCAGGACCAGCTTGAACTTGTCCACCACCG